TTGTAAATGACTCTATACCTTCACCTGTGCCTTTTACTTCTACCGCAGTATTTTCAGCACCTATACCACCACCAAAGTCTAATCCTTTTGGCATAAAAAATTCTACATAAAATCTGCCTTTTCTAGCGAAACCCTCAGCCTCATTGACCATGGCTTGAAATCTACCCATTGTAGTTTCAGGATTACCACCAGCCTTTTGCCTTAATCGTGGATCAGATTGTACATCATTTAGGCTTCTATCTCTAGGTAAACCTATTCGTATATCATATCCACCAATTCTTTTTCCGCCTCTTAAAATAGCCATTAGTATGGTTGTCCTTTTCTAAATTGTTGTACAGGCAACATAACTGCTAATGCTGCTTCATCAAAATCAACTCTTAAAAAACTTGATCTGACATGCCCATACAAATATTTCTTAATTGTATTTCTAGCAATACGAACATTCTTAATACCATCATAGGTAGCATCAATTCTTGTTGTTGACTTCATACCACCAGAGGCATATCTTTGTAGATTATTTAATAAACTAATTCTTTGTACAGGTCTAATATAATGAAAGTTCATACCCATAAAACCACCTGGTATTGTCTCTAAAGGTAATACAAGTGGAAACCTATCATACAAAGGTAATACCTGTTTATATTTAGGGTCATAATAAAAGAAGTTTAATCTACCTCTACTAGGAATACCATTTAATTTACCTGACCTCATTAATTTTGACGCAGTGACTCTATCTGATAGAGTGGCCACATTTTGTCTATACCAATCAACGCTTTTTCTAATGCCGCCTTGTTTAATCTTAATAGGGTCTAGTATTGATATTGCCATATGTCAATATTTATAATAAAAAAGGCGGCCTTTCAGCCGCCCTTTCAAAGTTTTTGATGTGAGAGAGAATTACTCCTCTTCTGCTAATTTACTAAAATATGACAGTGTATCGTCATCATCACTAGCAGATGTCGGAGTGACATCATTACTTTTCGCAACACTACCGTTTTGAGGCGGGAGGTCTGTTTTATCAGCAGTTGTTGCGCTTCGTACACCTGTAATTGTCCTATTCAGTTTCTCTTTGAGTTCATCATAGGTTTTAAAATTATCGGGTGCAAGAAATGGTTTTAAAGGGTGTTGAGTAGACCATATTGTTTTAATCTGGTCGTCACTCTCTTTGATTTGTGACACGCCTTCAAATTCAGATTTATCATAGTTCCAATAACCATCTACTTTTCTAATTTTTAGTTTAAAGTTCGCACCTTTCCAAAAATCAAATGGGTTAATTGGACTTTCATCTTCAAATGCTGGCTGCATTGCTTCTGTAATCTTATCAAATATCTTTTTACCAAATTTAAATAAGAATACTTTGCCCTCATTCTCTGGATGCTTAGGATCAGATACCACTAGAATATTTGAGTAGTAAGATAACTTTCTTTTTCTCTTTCTAGCAATCTCTTTATCACTATCTAAACCAGTATTCCAAAGTCTTGTGTTTTCTTCTGACACAGGATCTTTTTGGCCTAGTGTTGTTAGTGAGTTTTCAATATACCAACCACCAACATCTTGGAATGCATGTGACCATACTCTTTGCCAAGGTAAGTCTTCACCTTCTGGCGCTGGTAAAAATCTAATTACAGCAAAACCATTTCCAGTTTTATCTAGTTCTGGTTTCCAAAATCTGTCGTCTTGGTATTTGGATTTGTTCTTTTCTTTGTCCTCAGGATTGAGGTTAGCCTCTATGGCTTTTGTAAGTTTGTCAAAATTACTTGACGATTGTTTTAATGTTTCAAAGTCCATCGTATTTCTCCTTGTATTATTGTATTCGTTGTCTTTGTGTTACCTGTATAATCGGTATCATTTTTATTTATAAGAGTTCTCACGTTCATTCACCCACTTTTTTAAGCCTTTGTCTCTGGCCTCTTTATCGTAAGTTTCTTTTGGTAAAGACCTCTTAATTCTGTACTTCCTATAACGCTCACACCAATCCACAATTGTGTCTAATATAGTATAAATTATTCTATCAAACATATTACCTCTAATATATCATATTACTGGCTATCTGTCAACCCTGATACACAGCTAAATCTTTTGTTAAATTCATTGAAGTTTATATAATCTATATTTTTTACTGTCCATTCTGGTACCATATTATTAACTGGATCACCACCCTTTATACCTCTTGGATTTACTTTTATAAACTTAATTTTAGGGTTTTCTGTCATTAACTCTTTCCATTGATTAACCCAATTGACATCAGGTATGGGTTTGTTCTTGGCATCAGCATAGTTTTGTGTTGACTTGTACATATTGTTTACATGGTCATCAAAACTTTTTAGATCATGTCCTATCATATACAATTCTTCTAAATCTTTATTCTGGTGTATCGCAACCAGTGCACTCATTGGGCCACATGACCAACCTCTATCTTTTTCTATTTCACCATATGTGTGTGATTTATCATCAGGATTTATCCAACTTATAAAAGTACCAGAGTGGTCAATTTGTTTACTCTCTATTTGTTCACCACCAGCGATACGTCTTATTATACCTACTTTACCAGATATGTTAGAGCCATGAAATACAAACTCTTGTCTATCACCTCTTTCATTTTGATATACCTTAAAATTTTTCTTGGCAATCTCTATCTCACTTGGTGTTAGATTAGCATATACAACCATATTGTATGTCACACCAGGAATAGGGTTCCAATCTCTTAACCATAATTCATTCTTATCACCATAACCACTATGATATATTTCATGCATCATTTGTCCATCTACAGAACATAAAACATCAGGTGTAAAGTCTCTATACAAACCATTACAACCATATATCTTACCTTGTGGTCTTAATTTAATTAAATCTACTGGCGCTCTACTTTGGCCATTACCTATACAGAATATTGTTTTAGCCATTGACAAATATCTCTTTCATAATTAGTTTACATTCTGTCGCATTAAAGTTTATAAATGGTTTCACTCTGGCCACCTTAAGTGAGATTTCAGGCCATACAACTTTTTCGGTAATCTCTTTATCCCAATTCTTAACAAAGCCAAGAAAGTGATTAAGCACGACCGCGGTCTGGTAACTAATCTTTTTTTGAATAAGTAAGCGTAAGATTCTTGGATGCTGTCCATTAGTACAAAGAAAGCCATCATCAAAAGAAAGACTGCGCCTGCTAAAGTCAGAAACAATAGTTCCGCAGTCTTGTTTAAAATGATATACAAAGGATTCTTTCCGTTTTTTATAATCCAAGTAAACCCCTCTACCATCATTTGCCAACAGATTACCAATCCATCTCTTGCTATCTGCAAGAAAGTTAGCAACAAAGAAATCAAGTATATCAGCTTCTGCATATTTTGTACTCAGTTTGTGAAAGAAATATCTATCTTTTCGTTTTGTAAATGTATCAAGTTTTGCATTGACTTTACCACCATACTTATAATAGTCATATGTATCAGATGCAAAGTGTAGTTTGACTGCCAAGTAAGTTTTGTAAACATCAAATCCTCCGTACATTCTCTTTATCTCGCCATTGTTTTCTCATACTTATATAAAACTCGTCTTGCGTGACTAAATCTCTAAACACTTTAAATCTTTTAGCTGCCTTTGCTTTCTCACTTGTCGCCCAATCTTTTTCTTGTGGTAATACTTTACCATCTTTACCATACTTCTTACCGTCTTTATGATTGGCGTATCTTCTAGCTCTTGTAAAACCCATTTCTAAAAACTTTCTACACATATCCATGCCAACAAAGTCTTTTTGTATTCTATAATCTAAATACATATCAAATATTTTTTGTGATGATACCATGGCTTCTTTTAGAGTTTTAAATCGCCAATGTCTACAGATGACATCTGTGTATGGTCTTACCAATAGCACACCTTGTTCACCACGACCAATTCTATATCTTATGTCGTTTGGTCTAAACAATATATTTTTATAATCTAATTTATAATCAAACTCTTTCATTAACACTCTTTACAGCAATCGTCTGTACCACAGTTATCATGTTCTTTCTTTTTTTCTTCCTGTAATTTCATTTCATACTTCAATATAATATTACTTAATCTTTGAGCTGGCCAATTTACTGATAGCATTTCGTCTCTTAAATCTTTTATATCTTTTAGTATGTCATTTATCATATAGGTAAAACTCCACCAGGTGGTGTCTTTAACATTCTTAAATTGGTTGCTTCTAATTTAATTTTTTCTTTTAGTGATTTGGATATTAGTGATGATACCTGACTTGTATCTAAACCATTCTCATCACAATACCACACAACAGCGTCCATATGTGAAATCTTTTTTTCTTTCACTATACTTTCTATCTTCAAACTAAATTCTTTGCTATTCATTGAAGTCTGCTCTAACAATATGTTTTCTTAATGCTCTGACAAGTTCTTCTATCTTGTCAATAACTGCAATCATATCTTTGTCTGTGATGTAATGTTGTTTTTCTTTTAACTTATCGTATTCTCTTAATGGAATAGTAACTGTACTCTGTTCATTCTCAAAAGACTTATCAACGTCTTTATCATCTACTGATGTCATCATATCCTCCTATAATATATGTGGGCGCCTCCACGCTAGCTTCAGCGCCCTTTGTCGACTCTTATAATATACCACATCTTAACGCTTTTGTCAAGTGTCAGTCCCTAGTAATTTCGTGTTCATCTGCATATCAAATGTATGGAATATCATACATTTATATGGGTCATTAGGCGTCTCAGCGACCGCTAGTGTCTGGTGTTTATCGTTTATGTAATAAGTGATAGCAAATACAATGTTACCATCTTCGTTGGCATTCTCTTTACCAAAACTTACATTGATAGGTGTAAATTGATTATCAACAATATATCTATCTACATCTTCAGGTAAACCACACATCATTGGATAATGCATCATTTGTAGATTGTATTCTGTTTTATCTTCAGCAAAACTGATTGTTGTAAACAGTAGACAGATTGTTAGTATTATTTTTTTCATCGCCCTCTATGATAAAATATGGGCTCTTTACTTCTCTTGCTTGATTTTATCTTTGTTTAAGTTCTCATAATATTTATAAAAGTCATCT